GTTTGATATTGATAAGAACTTCCTGCGTACTGACCCAATGCAAGAACTAGCAGTAATCGAAAAACTTCTATCCCTTAACCTAATTACTCAGGAGCAGGCGCTAGAAATGACTGATCTAACACCTAACGGAAGTCAAGGTATGGAATGAACCAAGTAATCACCTTCTCAGCTGATCTCACAGCAGACTCAGCAAGTCGCACAGTTTCAGGCAAGATCGTGCCTCTCAATGTCGAAGCAGGATCTACAAACATGGGTAAAGTAATCTTTGCTTCTGGATCTATTGATATTGCAGATCCTAAGGCGATTAAGTTGCTTAGCCAGCATGACACTAAGAAGCCTCTCGGTCGCATGGTTTCATTCAGCGAATCAGAGGATGCAATTAACGCAGTTTTTTCTGTAAGTCGTTCACAGCGCGGTACAGAAGCTTTAATCCTTGCAGAAGAAGGATTACAGAGCGGTCTATCAATCGGGGCAGAAGTCCTGAAGTCAAAGATCAAGGACGGGGTTACTTATGTATCCGCTGCTCGCTTGGTCGAAGTAAGTTTAGTAACAGAGCCAGCATTTAAGTCTGCTCAGGTTACTGATATTGCAGCAGAAGAATCTGATGCAGAAGAATCAACCCAACCAACAGAAAGCGAGACAGCCACCGTGGAACAAACCACTCCAGCAGTCGAAGCAACACCAGTTGATGCGCCAGCGGTCGAAGCTGCTCGTCCAACTGTTTCAGCAGCATACTTCACAAAGCCACGCATCGAAGTAACAGCAGCTAAGTACGCAGAAAACACAATCCGCGCAGCACTAGGTGATGAGTCAGCTCGTCAATACCTACTAGCAGCAGATGACACAACAGATAACGCTGGTCTTGTACCAACACGCCAACTGTCAGAAATCATCAACCCACTAGGAACAACAATCCGTCCATCAATCGATGCAATCTCTCGTGGAGTGCTTCCAGATGCAGGTATGACTTTCGAGATCCCAAAGATCACAGTAATGCCAACTGTTGCAGAGACAAACGAAGGCGCAGCATTCTCTGACACAGATCAGAATGCAGCATTCTTGTCAGTATCAGTAAAGAAGTACGCTGGACAACAGACATTCTCTGTAGAACTTCTAGATCGTACATCTCCAGCATTCTTTGATGAACTTGTCCGCAACATGGCAGCTGCATATGCTAAGGCAACAAACGCAGCAGTAAACGCAGCACTTATTTCAGGTGCAACACTTGATGCGACAACAGTTGCAACATATCCAACAGCGACAGAACTTCTAGGCATTATTGGTCGCGGTTCAGCTTCTGTTTACGGAGCAACAGCAGGACTTCCAAATCCATTCGCTCGCAACATGATTGTGTCGAGTGGACAATGGGGCAGCCTCATGCAACTAAACGACGCTGGACGTCCAATTTATTCACAGGTTTCAAATCCTATGAACCAACCAGGTGTAGCCGTGCCAACAAGCTTGACTGGAAATGTCGCAGGACTTAACCTCTATGTAGATCCAACAAACGGTGGCGATGGCGATGGAACAATCCTTATCGTTAACCCAGATGCGTACACATGGTACGAGTCACCAACTTACCGCCTACGCGCAGAATCAACTGCAGCAGGACAGGTAACTATCGGTTACTACGGCTTTGGCGCAATCGCGACTAAGGTCGGAGCTGGTGCGTTTAAGAACAACAAGGCTTAATTAAAGCCCACTAAGTACGCTCTAGGGGGTCAGTAGCCCTCTGACCCTCTAGAGTCTTTAGAAAGGACATCATGGCACTTACAACAGTTGCAGAATTACGCTCAACACTAGGCGTAGGCACTTTGTATCCAGATGCAACCTTGCAGGAAGTATGCGATGCAACAGATGCAGTCTTACTGCCTATGTTATGGAGTCCTACATATTTTACAGTAGCTCATGGAAATATTGTTGGACAGGGAACTCTTTACTTTAACGAGCCAGTCAAAGAAATCTTTTATGTCGGTCAAACAGTAACAATTTCTAATTCTGGATCTTCCTACAATGGCAGTAAAGTTATTACAGCCGTTGGAGATTATTCGATCAGCATGACTACAAATCACACTACAGCGCAGCCTAAGCACGCTATTGCGCCTTATGGCTCAGTCGCCTCAAGAACTTACACAGACTGGACAACTGACACAGCAGTTCAGAACGCAGCTTTAATGATATCTGTAGAAATCTGGCAAGCGCGTACAGCCACCCTTTCAGGCAGTAACGCTGTCGATTTCCAGCCAAGCCCTTACCGAATGAGCGCACAGCTTCTCGCTAAGGTGCGAGGATTAATCGCTCACGCACTAGACCCACGCTCGATGGTGGGATAATGCCCGTTGCCGTCACTACTCTTAGAACCACATTAGCCACCGCTTTAGTCGATAACGCTAAGTGGCAAACCTTTGCTTTTCCACCTGCAACAGTCCTGGCTAACTCTGTAATCGTGTCTCCAGATGATCCTTATCTAACACCTAGCAACAATCAGCACATCACCATTAGCCCAATGGCTAACTTTAAGATTATTATGACTGTGCCATTGTTTGACAATGAAGGAAACCTTAACGGGATAGAAGATACAGTTTGTAGCGTGTTCGCAAAGCTCGCTGCATCATCTCTCGTCTATAATGTAAGCGCAATCAGCGCACCTAGTATTCTCAACGCTGCATCGGGTGACCTACTCAGCTGCGAGATGTCCGTATCAATCCTTACGAGTTGGAGTTAATATGTCCGAGTGGGAAAAAGAGAACGAAGCCTTCCTGATCAAGATCGGGCAGGTAGCACCAGCAGTATCAAAGCCAGCAACTACTAAGAAGGACGAGGAATAATCTCATGGCTGTATTTCTAAATAACTTGGTCGGTGTGAAGATTAACTCCGTTGATCTTTCAGACCATGTCACATCAGTAACAATCAACCGCGCATTCGATGAACTCGAAGTCACTGCAATGGGTGATACTTCACATAAGTTCGTTAAGGGCTTGGAATCATCATCTGTAACAATCGACTTCCTTAATGACACAGCAGCAGCCAATGTATTAGCAACACTACAAGCTGCATGGGGAACAACTGTTACAGCAGTATTCCTACAGACAAAGGGAACAGCAGTATCTGCGACTAACCCTCTATACACTGTTTCATTGCTAGTAAACAACACAACAGACATTAACGGTGCTGTTGGCGATATTGGCACACAGTCAATTACATTTACTGCTAACTCAACAGTTGCAGTAGCCACAACTGGCACATTCTAAGAAACTAAACAAAGGGGCAAACCATGGCAAAACTAAAGATAGTTCGTACAGATGGAAGCGTATTGGAAGGCGAGATCACTCCAGCAGTGGAGTACTCATTTGAGCAGTACGCTAAAAAGGGCTTCCATAAGGCGTTCCGCGATGAAGAAAAGCAGAGCGATGTCTATTGGTTAGCATGGGAAGTAACACGCAGGTCAGGTGAAACTGTTAAGCCTTTCGGTATGGATTTCATTGAGACACTTAAAAGTGTTGAGGTGCTTGATTCAGACCCTTTAGCTTAAAGCGCGATCTTCCGTTCACCTATCTAATCGCTAGGCTAAGCATTAGATTGGGAATCGCGCCACAGCAGTTATTAGATCTAGATAAGACCATGCTCGATGCATTAGTGCAAGGGCTCAAGGATGAAGCGAAAGAGGTGAGCGATGCCAGCAAGCGTAAAGGGCGGCATTGAGCTTCGCAAGGCTCTTCGTAAGTTCACTCCCGATCTTGCTAAGGAAACCCAGCAGGAGATTAAGACAGCAATCAGACCTATCAGTCAATCGGCTAAAGGTTACATTCCAGATCGCGGAGACATTCTTAGCGGTTGGCTTCCCCGTCAGATGTCGGAAGCAACATTTCCTACCTTTAATCCTTCTGAGGCTAAATCAAAGATTGGCTTTAAGACCACGCCATCAAAGCGTAACTCCAGAGGATTTAGATCCCTTGCCCAAGTGTTTAACAAGAGCAGAGCTGGATCAATCTACGAAAGAATGGGCAAGGTAAGCCCACAAAGTCAGTTCGTGATTAATCAAGATGGCAAGTTCCGAGCACCGCTCAAGGGTAAGGGTCGCATGCAAGGTCGTGTCCTTTATCGTGCTTATGACGAGAACAACGGCAAAGCCAGAGAAGGCGTTCTTAAAGCTATTGCAACAGCAGGCAGAAAACTTAATCAACGCGCAACGGTGAGAGGCTAATCATGGCTAATGTAATTATTGACATTGCAGCTGAGTTCACTGGTAACAAAGCATTTAAGCAAGCCGATAGCGCAACGGCAAAACTTACTAAAAGCGTTAAGAAGTTAGCAGGCGCAGTAGGTATTGCTTACAGCACTAAGGCGATTGTTGCCTATGGCAAAGCATCAGTTAAAGCCTTTTCAGAAGATGAAGCAGCAGCAAACAGACTAAGTCGAGCAGTTGAGAATCTAGGCATAGGCTTTGCTAATCCTGCTATCGCTGACTATATTGGCAAGTTGGAGAAGTCCGCAGCAATCGCCGATGACATCTTGCGCCCAGCCTTTCAGGGTTTGCTTACCACGACTGGTTCATTAGTCCAATCTCAGAAGCTTCTCAATGATGCAATCACTATCAGCCGAGCATCTGGCATCGATCTAGCCACAGTTACCGAGGATCTCGCTAAAGGTTATGTAGGAGTTACTCGAGGTCTGATTAAATACAATACAGGTTTAACAAGGGCAGAGCTTACATCCAAGTCATTTAATGAGATCCTTGGTGTTATATTAAAGAGATCAGCAGGAGCAGCAGAAGATTATCTTGGCTCAACTGCGTACTCACTTGATACTTTAACCATCGCGACAGGTAACGCATCAGAGATAATCGGTGGTGGTTTAGTAGATGCCTTTGCTGCTATCGGTGGTGGCACAGAAGCCACAGATGCTGCTTATGCAATCGAGAATATTGCAAGTGCCTTGGCTAAGGTTACAGCGCAGACGGGTCGTACGATTGGTGTCATCCCGACTCTTCTTCAGAATCTAAAGAAGCTGCCTAAGGAGATCTTCCAAGGCTTTGCAGGTGCTCAAATTGGTGTCAATGTCATACCACCAGTAAAAAAGGCAGAAGCCAAGGTTACACTTACTGAAAAAAGACAACAAGAATTATTAGCAAAACTAGAGAAGGATTCGTTAAAGCGCGAGCGTGAAAGACTGTCTCTCAAGAATAAGCAATTAGCTACAGACAAAGCTAAAGCCCTTGTTGCTAAAGGTGAACTTGCCTTGCTTAAGGGTGAAGAAGTCTTTGACATTGAGAAGATCCAAAACGCAGCAGCTCTTAAATCCCAGGCTGAGCAATTAGCCAAGGCAACCGATGGAACTCAGTTACTTCAGATCGCTAATGACACGGCTCGACTAAATGTCAAGAGGTCAATCCTTGCCCTTGAGGATGCTATGGCTTCTAAGGACGAAGCAGCCATTAGAGCTGCAACGGGTAAACTAAATGCAGACCTTGGAATCCTTGGTGCTTTGACTGGACAAGATGCAAAACTCAAAGACATTAAATCTATCCTTGAGAGCCTAAAGCCTAAAGATCTAATCAACCTAGATAACCTAAAAGAAGCTTTGGCTTTGCTAAAGCAGATTGCTATGCCTGTTGGTACTACTGCAGCAGCCTTAGCCGCTCCTTCTATGCCTAGCAGCTTAAACCCTATTTCTGGGGCTGGTGGGGTTAGAGCACCAAGAGGATTTACTAAAGAAGAACTACAATACTTTGAGGATCTGAACTCAGCCATGTATGCAGACTTATTTGCTGGTGGTAAAAATCCTTTTGCTACATCTTCATCTTCTGGTACTCCAGTCACCATCGTAAATAACTTTGGCGTTGTCGGAGACCCTAACGCAGCAGCCGAGCTCATGAATCAAACCTTGCAACAAGCTATCGATCGTGGAACTTTGAGAGTTACTGCATAATGACATGGCTTCCAGAATGGCGAGTAACAGTAGGTGATGATGTTTATACAACTGTCACCTCTGTTTCCTATGCTTCTGGTCGCTTAGACATTGATCGCCAACCTACGGCAGGTTACTGCCAAGTAACAATAGTCAATACAGACAACTCACCTTTCACCATCAATGTCACAGAGCCAATCCTTTTAGAGCTAAAGAACTCATCGGGCACATATGTCACCGTATTCGGTGGAGAAGTATCAGACTTTAACATTGGTGTCAGAAGCCCAGAAGAAGTAGGTTTTATTACTACTGGCACTATCTTGGGCATTGGCTCACTTGCCAGACTTACTAAGGCTATCTATAACACAGCCCTTGCAGAAGGTTTAGACGGTGCACAGATTGCAGCCATTCTAGGCGGTGCACTCAACCTTACATGGGCAGAGGTCACACCTACTGTTACATGGGATACCTATCCGCCTACTGTGACTTGGGCAGATGCCGAGTCCTACATTGGCACGATTGATTCAGGCTTCTACACGATGATTGCTTTAGCTGCTAACGCTTCTGCTAAGTCGCAGACCCTTGCAGACCAGATTGCTAACAGCGCATTAGGTCAGATCTACGAGGAAAAGGACGGGGATGTTTCCTATGACGATGCAGACCACAGATCTAACTATCTTGCAGCAAACGGCTTTACTAACCTTGATGGCTCATATGCAACACCAAGCTCTATCACCTCAACAACTCAGATTGCTCGCATCCGTAACAGCCTTATCTATCGCTACGCCACAGGATACGCCAGCACCTACAGTACCTCTGATGCCGACTCTATAGCCTCCTACGGCCTCTTTGAGCGTTCGGTAGACTCTAACATTAAGAACCTTGCAGACATCACGGATATCGCCTCTAGAGAACTCAAGCTGCGTAAGACTCCACGAGCATCATTAGGTGCGATTACCTTCCGCCTAGATAATCCCGACATGCCGAGTGCGATGCTTGACAGCCTTATTGGGGTCTTTTTTGGTCAGCCTGTGTTAATTAACAACCTGCCTAGCAATCTTCTCGATGGAATCTTCGACGGCTTTGTTGAGAATGTAGCACTACGGGCAACTCCTAGTTTTACAGAGATCACTCTTTTTGTTTCAGCTACAGACTTCTCATTAAGCACGACACAATGGGAAACAGTATTGCCAGCCACCTTAGCGTGGACTGGTGTAAATGCTATACTAACATGGACTAACGCGACAGGAGCACTAACTTAAATGGCACTTTCACCCAATTATGGCTGGTCAGAGCCAGATAACTCGAGCCTTGTAAAAAATGGCGCAGCAGACATTCGCACTCTTGGCGATGCTATTGATACTTCTGTCTGGAATGTTGGCTATGGTCAAGCAGGCAAGAACAAGATTATTAACGGCGAGTTTGATTTCTGGCAGCGTGGAACATCTTTTACCATTACAACATCAACCTTAACTTACACAGCCGATAGATGGTACTCTCACATTCTTGGCGCAACTGTCGGATGCACAGTTTCACAACAGACATTTACCCCGGGCACAGCTCCAGTTGCAGGGTATGAAGGACAGTTTTTTATTCGTCAAAATGTAACTACTTTAACAACTCAAAGCATCCAAGCATTAGGTCAAAGAATAGAAGATGTGCGTACTTTTGCAGGGCAAACAGTTACAGTTTCATTTTATGCTAAGGCAGATGCAAGCCGCAATTACACTAGCCGCTTTGTGCAAAACTTTGGTTCAGGTGGATCTAGCGAAGTAGTAACCTCAACAGGTGCAACACACGCATTAACAACATCTTGGCAACGCTTTACAGTTAGCGTTGCAGTGCCTAGTGTTTCAGGTAAGACAATCGGTACTAGCTCTTATCTTGCTATTTTGCTTGATGGGCCATCAAACACAGCAAACACTTTAGATGTATGGGGTTTCCAAATTGAGTACGGCTCAAAGGCAACACCTTTCCAGACTGCAAGTGGTGGAAGTCTGCAAGGCGAATTGGCTATGTGCCAGCGGTACTACTTTGCATCTAGTACTGCGATTATTTGGGGTGGTAATACCACCAGCGGTTCGACTTATTATGTAACTTATCCTTGGAAAACTACTATGCGAGTAAATCCAACTGTAGTTACTACGAGTGGTGGGGCAAGTGGTTTTGCAAGTGGTGCTCCAAGCGGTGCTGATGTTAAAACTAATGAGGGTTGGTTTAGTAATGTGGCAAACGCTACAGCCAGCGGGAGTTATTTCCAATTTTCCTTAACAGCAAGTGCGGAGTTGTAAAATGAAATATACTTATGAAGTTATTGAAAATGCTGAAATGAAATTCAAAATTATCAAAAGAACAGATGAGTCAGGCGTAATCGCTTGGATACCGTTAGATCCAGCCAACTCTGACTATCAGGCATATTTAGAGCATGAAGCCGCAACTATCTAAAGCTGCTAAGCAACTTCGGGAACAGTTTGATGACACATTCCCAAGTCGTGACCGCGCATCGGATGGCTGGATCGGTGATACCCGACACGCAGCTCGCCCTAGCGATCATAATCCCGATGCTAATGGCTGGGTTCGTGCCATCGATGTCGATCGTGATGTCAGTGGTAAGTCCAAGCCAGACCTTATGCCAGATATTGCAGATCAGATTCGTCTCCTATGCAAGTCTAAAAAGGAACGCAGAATTACCTACATTATCTTTGATGGTCGAATTGCCTCAAGCAAAAAGGGTTGGGCATGGCGAGAGTACACAGGGGCTAACAAACACAACCACCACTGTCACATCTCGTTTGCGAAAGAAGCTGACAATGATGGCGCTTTTTTTCAGATACCTATGTTAGGAGCAAGTAATGAATGAACTAAAGACAGCAGCAGGTTCATGGGCTAGAGCCTTTTTAGTAGCAGTTATCTCGATGGCAGCAGCAGGAGTCACAGACCCTAAGGCACTTATCGCAGCAGGTATTGCTTCTATCCTTCCACCTGTACTGCGCTACCTTTCACCTAATGATCCTTCCATGGGCATCAAGAAGTGACACAGTCAGACTTTTTTACGCTCTACCTTGCCACTATCGCAGCACTCGGTGGCTTGTCTGGCTATGTAATTACTCATCTGTTGTCTGAGATCAAAAGACTCAACACGCGAGTCGATGAGATCTATAACATATTACTTGACAGGTAGCATTGTGCTATGGCAAGAAAAGCAACTAAGGCGCTAGAGGAGCAAGGCTACTCAAAGCTTGATGCTTACTGCATTGGGCTTTATGAATACTTCCTATCGTTAAAGCGAGCAGGTTTCGCAGAAGATATTGCTATGTTCATGATTACAGAGCCACAGGCTTACCCTCATTGGATTCTGCCAGATCAAGTACCGCCAGAGAAGTTAGGCGATTACGAAGATGAGGATGACGATTAAGCGAATAGTCGTAGTCTCGGATCTTCAGGTTCCGTACCATGACAGGGTTGCGACCCGTAACCTTGCTAGTTTTATATCTAAGTTTAAGCCAGACCAAGTAGTAACCATTGGCGATGAAATTGATTTACCTCAAATCTCAAAATGGGAAGAGGGTCGCATGGGCAGTTATGCCCAGACCCTAGATGATGACCGAAACGAAGCAGTACAGCTACTATGGGACTTAGGCGTTACAGATTGCATAAGGTCTAATCACACGGATCGCCTGTACAACATTATCATGGCTAAAGTGCCTGCTTTTGGTGCTTTGCCTGAGCTGCGCTTTGAGAAGTTTATGAAGTTTGATGAGCTAGGTATTACCTTCCACAAGAACCCTATGCCTATCGCACCTAACTGGATTGCAGTCCATGGAGACCACACACCTATCAAGCCACATGGGGGTCTCTCAGCCCTTGAGGCAGCCCGTAGGCATGGTAAGAATGTCATCTCAGGTCATACCCACAGAGCAGGGCGTTCGGCTTTCTCAGAGGCTTCTGGGGGTCGTATAGGGCGTATCCTGCATGGTGTCGAGGTAGGTAATCTCATGGACTTTAAGCAGGCTGCGTACACTAAAGGCGTGGCTAACTGGCAACAAGCTTTTGCCATCATCTATGTAAACAAGGCTAAAGTTCAGGTAGATCTAATCAACATCGAAAAGGACGGCACCTTTATAGTAGCTGGAAAGTCCTACGGCAGACCTAGATAATCGTTATCAAGTCGTTACCTAAATGTGCTTGATTAGTCGGTCACTTCTGTCACACTAATCTCGTAAGCCAGTCAAGGGCACTGGATACAGATAGGTACAAAAATGAATCACGAAATGGTTGAGAAAGTATGTCAATGGTATGAGGACGGAAAGATCACAGCTTTAGAGCTAGCAGACTTGTTGCTTGGTAAGGTGTGTGCATAATGGCAAACACAGACAAGCTGCTTCTTATCTGCATTATTGGCATGGTTATAGGTTTTATTGTAATCATTATAGATGTGCAGAAAACAGCTTATAAAAAGGGCGTACGCGATGGCTATCACAGAGGTCGCAGTATCAAGGGGCAGGAATGAAAGCCAATGAAATCTTACTCACAGCCACCGACACAATTCGTGACCGTGGGCTATCGTACGGTCACCCTGCGGATAACCTGCAACATACAGCGATGCTCCTCAGTGCATACCTACAAACACCGATCCATGATTATCAGGTCGCAGGGATCATGGTGCTTGTTAAACTTGCACGGACTAATCAATCAGCGCAGCACATCGACAACTGGGTCGATCTATGCAGCTATGGCGCACTCGCAGGACAACTAGCAACCGAGGAGAACGATCTTTATGTTTAATTTAGCCGACTATGAACCAGTTGAGGTGAGACTTGAGAAGTTTATTAAGGACTATCCAGATTTTCGTATTGCAACAGAGCTGGAAGTATGCGAAAAAGATCGATACATTGTTAAAGCGTATCTATTTAAGGATGCTCAACAGAGCACCGCGTTATCAACAGGACTCGCTGAGGAAAAGGTTACTGATCGTGGCGTTAATCAGACTTCTGCATTGGAGAATTGTGAGACTTCGGCAATCGGTCGGGCACTTGCAAATGCAGGTTATGCTGCTAAAGGAAAAAGACCAAGCCGAGAAGAGATGACTAAGGTCGTTGCTACAAAAGTAGCAAAGCCACCTGTCCAAGAGGTCAAGGCAGACGATCAGGACTATTGGACTACACCTGTCAATGAGTACAAAGGCGTAGTAGATGCACCTGTAACACTTGAGAAGGCTATTGAGAATGTAGCTGCAATCATGGGAACAGGCGAAGCAGTAGAAGCACCTTCATGCGAGCATGGGCACATGGTATGGCGCGAGGGTGAAAAGAATGGCAAGGCATGGGGTGGCTACTTTTGTGGGTATGCAACACGCATAGGAGAAGCTAAGTGCCCTACAAAGTGGTACACACTTAATTCACAAGGCAAGTTCGAGCCACAGAAGGCGAGAGTATAAATGGGTTACATCGAGGTATATAACATAGACAAAGATGGTGAATGGACTGATCTAAATGACATTCCATTTATTACCACAATTAACTGCCAGTTATGCAATGAGCCAACAGAAGCTCATGACATTATTATCCCAGCAGTTATCCAGGACGGAATATTAACGGCAGGCACATGGCAATGCAGGAAGTGCAAGGCAGTCAATGGCTGAGTTTCCAGAGATTTACCGTTCTCCAGTAGATCGACATGTGTATAGTTTTAGCGGCTATGGTGGAGTAGAGAATTGCTCAGACTGCGATGCTTTTACACAGGTCAATGAGTACGATCGAATTCATGATGGTGCTGTTCTATTCTTCTGCAACAGATGCGAGAACAAACATCATCTATGAGTCAGCACAGGAAGCACAGAGGTTTCCGCACAGAGCGCGTAGTAGCTGAGTACCTATCGACTTGGTGGCATGGCGCATGTGTGGGAAGGGGTAGTGGCAAGGATATTGTTAATGTGCCTTTTGATGTAGAAGTCAAAGCAAGATCTGGCTTCCAACCATTAGCGTACATAAAGCAATTAAAAGCTCGAACCGACATATCGGGGGAATTGGGGTTCGGGGTAATACGATTAAACGGACAGGGTGAAGATGCGCGTGAGTATGCCGCCATTATCCGTTTACAGGATCTCTTGCCACTACTCATATTAAGATACGGTCACCTAGACAAAGAACCTACTGAAGCAGACATAGACCGATGCTCTGGATGTGGGTCATACATGATAAGGAAGTGCTTAACTTGCCAGCCTATGACTACAAATGCACCAGATGCAATCTTAATCAAGAGATCAATCATGGATGGCACAATAGACCAGTAGTTCTATGTAACTATTGCAACGAGCCAATGGTTAAGGTCATAGGAGCTGCACCAATTCACTTTAAGGGCAAAGGATGGGGCAAGGACTAAATGCATATCCATCCAATAAGTCTCAAAAGAGCTAATGAGTTTATAGCTCTACATCATAGACATCACAAAGCTACACAAGGACACAAGTGGTCTATTGGCTTGATGCATGATGCTGAGATTGTTGGGGTTGCAGTAGTGGGTAGACCAGTATCCAGGCACTCTGACGATGGTTTAACGGCTGAAGTGACACGCTTAGCAACCAATGGCATAGCCAATGGCTGTTCGATGCTCTATGGTGCTTGTGCGCGTGTTGCTAAAGCTATGGGCTATTGCAAGATCCAGACTTACATCTTAGATACAGAGTTAGGCGTTAGCCTTAAAGCAACTGGCTGGGAGTTAGAAGCTCTTACAGCTGGTGGACAATGGAGCAGAACAGATGGCATTGTTAATCGAACAGATCAACCTACTAACCCTAAACAAAGATGGGTTAAGTATCTATAAGTTATCCACAGAAGTTATCCACAGGGGGTACATTAATGCAGACACGCCCAAGATTTATGCTGTTACTTGACAAGCTTGGTACGCTAACGGCGCAGAGCCTCTCAAAGGCTCACCGCGACCCGCTGAAGCGGGTAGGTCGCGGGGTGCTAGTAGCTATTGGGATAGCTCTATGCATCATGCCTGATGCAGGTGGATCTAAACCAATGCAATATGTAACTTATAAAGAATATGCATTACATCTATTACATTATGACTATGAGCAATACAGATGCTTATCAAAGCTCTATGGTAAAGAATCAGCCTGGAATCCTAAGGCTCGTAATGGATCACACTATGGAATACCACAAGGTAGAAGTGAGTGGCTTAAAGACCAAGACGGCTATGCTCAGGTACGATGGGGCTTAGCATATATAGAACATAGATACTCTAATCCATGCAAAGCATTAGATCATTGGGAGGCAAAGAATTGGCACTAGATAAACTAAACAGCAGGCGATATCGAGAGCAACGCGAACGCGTGTTCATGCGTGATGGTAGAAGCTGCCAGTTGTGTGGCACAGATGAAGGTGAGATGCATATCGATCACATCATTCCACGCAAGGTTGGTGGAGACCACAGTCTTGATAATCTGCGTGTGTTGTGTAAGTCATGCAACCTACGCAAGGGAGCGCTCAATGAGGGTGTTTTTTTAGCACAGACGGCTACCCCCCCTGTCTTTCTTGGCAATATCTCCCCGATGCAGTCCGAACCGATGCTGGACAGTCCGTTTAAGACCCGACCTAGTCCGAGTCAATGACAGATAAACCCAAAAGGCGCAAAGCCCTACGAGGGGCAACCAAGCCAAGGCTCCACAGTCCACTATTAAAGGGCGAAAACAAGCTGCAAGATGTAAAAGATCTTTGCGCTATCGTAAAGATGGATCTTATGCCGTGGCAAGAGTGGGTGCTCAAAGATATGCTAACCGTGGACAAAAAAGGCATGTGGATTCGTAAGACAAACCTGATATTAGTAGCCAGACAGAACGGCAAGACTCACTTAGCGCGTATGTTAATACTTGCACACCTGATTAAGTGGAACACCAATGTCCTTATCATGAGCTCTAACAGAAGCATGGCACTAGACACCTTCAGACAAGTAACTCACCTATTGGAGACCAATGACCACCTTAAAGGATTCGTCAAACAGATTAGACACGCCAACGGAACCGAAAGCATTGAGATGCTATCTGGAGCAAGGCTGGATGTTGTCGCAGCAACTAGAGACGGCTCTCGCGGTAGATCCGTCAACGGACTGCTCTACATCGACGAAGTCCGAGAGATTACAGAAGATGGATTTAGAGCTGCTACTCCTACGACTAGAGCTCACCCAAACAGCCAGACATTACTTACATCGAATGCAGGAGATGCATTCTCAACTGTCCTTAATGACCTTAGAGAACGAGCAATAGATTACCCACCCAAGTCCTTCGGATTCTACGAATATTCTGCGCCACAGTATTGCAAGATAACTGACAGAGCTGCTTGGGCTATGGCTAACCCTTCTCTGGGGTACACAATTACAGAGGAAGCCATCGAGGAAGCGATTGCTACTTCACCGATTGAGAATACAAGAACTGAAACTCTTTGCCAATGGATCGACTCCTTAAGCAGTCCTTGGCCGCATGGAATCTTGGAAGAGACCAGCGATTCAGAGCTAGAAATGTCCGTTGGGGCTTATACTGTATTCGGTTTCGATGTCAGTCCGTCACGCAGGAACGGATCATTGGTCGCAGGACAGCTACTCCCAGATGGGCGGATTGGCATCGGAATTTTAGAGACTTACAGTTCACAGGTTGCCATCGATGAGTTAAAAATGGCAGCAAGTATAAAAGCTTGGTGTGACATTTATAAGCCACGCTTAGTCTGCTTTGACAAGTACGCCACTCAAACCATTGCAGATCGCTTGGCTAATTCTGGCGTTATTGTAGAAGATGTCTCAGGGCAGCAGTTCTATAAGGCTTGCGGAGATCTACTAGAAGGCTTGGTTAATCATCGAGTAGTCCACAATGGTCAAGCCGAATTTATCCAGCAGATGAATAACTGCGCAGCTAAGGTCAACGATTCGGCTTGGCGTATTATTAAGCGCAAGTCGGCAGGCGATATATCAGCACCTATCGGTATTGCTATGGCAGTAAGTAAATTAATGATTCCCCAACCTAAGCCACAGATTTATACCTAGACACACCCCTACCACATTGTCTAATTGCTTGACAAATGCTACACTTTCTGTCTATGGGTAAAATATTGCAGGCGTTTGGGCTAGAGTCTAAGCCACAGTTACAAGCTCAAGCAGCACCTCAGGTGCTCGGTGAGTATTCACCTTATGCAATGCCGTTTCAGTATGCATTCGTTGGCAGAACTGAAGCAATGTCGGTGCCGGCTTTAGCGCGATGCCGCAATTTACTCGCTGGCACTATTGGTGCAATTCCTTTAGAGCTTTACAAAAAGTCAACAAATGAAGAACTAGGTTCTCCTGCATGGTTAGAGCAGCCTTCATATTCACAGCCACGATCTGTAACTATTGCGTGGACTGTTGATTCACTTTTGTTTTATGGTCAAGCATTCTGGCAAGTTGTAGAAGTTTATTCAGAAGATGGTCGTCCTTCTCGCTTTGAGTGGATTGCTAATCATCGAGTTACTGCAACACTAGATAGCACGAACACATTCGTTAAGTCTTATGCAGTTGATGGAACTACATTACCTATGGACGGCTTAGGATCTCTTGTTACATTCCAATCATTAGGTGATGGCATTCTAAACACTGGAGTTTCTACAATCCGCGCAGCTATTGATGTTCAGAAGGCAGCAGCGATTGCTGCAGCTACTCCAATGGCATCAGGTTACATTAAGAACACAGGAGCAGACCTAGATCCTAAAGAAGTCCAGGGATTACTGGCTTCATGGAAAAATGCTCGCAACAATCGCAGCACTGCCTACCTAACATCTACTTTAGAATATAACCCAGTCTCATTCTCACCTAAAGACATGATGTACGGGGAAGCAATCTTTAACCTGGCTACAGAATGTGCGCGTTTGTGCAATGTACCTGCTTACTATGTTTCAGCAGACCAAAACAATTCTATGACTTATGCCAATGTGCAAGATGAGCGTAAGCAGTTCTTGACACTATCTTTACAGCCATTCATTACTGCTATCGAAGATCGCTTGTCAATGGATGATATTACAGCTCGTGGCAATGTAGTGAAGTTTGATATTGATAAGAACTTCCTACGCACTGACCCAATGCAAGAACTAGCAGTAATCGAAAAACTTCTATCCCTTAACCTAATTACTCAGGAGCAGGCGCTAGAAATGACTGATCTAACACCTAACGGAAGTCAAGGTATGGAATGAACCAAG